TCTTTACTATGGAAAAACTCCAACTATACAGTCTTTCCCCGTAATGCTACAATGAAGCTGTATTTCAGGGCGAAGTAAGTTAGGGCGGAGTAAGTTAGGAAAGAAAGAGTGGAAAGGAGGTAGTATGCCCTTTGCACAGCTCATGGCGGTTTTACCGCTTAGAGATGTGGCATGCTCCTTGCGAGTACCGTCGAACTCAAACGGCTTGAAATGTAATAAGGACGAGAATGAAACCGTAATTGCTCATAGGAGTGATTGCGGTCTTTTTTTGTTTCGTCAAAAGAAAGGAGTCAGGCAATGGATGTCCAATAGTAAGCTGATCGAACTGAGTTACTATGACCCATCCGCACAGGTGCGCTTGTCGGTCTATGCGGATACGCTGGTACTCGACCACGATCAAAACGGCAGCATCATCAGAGCCATCCGCTTCGGCGGCTATCCCGAAATGGTGCGGGCAATGGCAGATGCCATCTACGGCGGCGCGACGATAGAAGCCGCCCAAAACGACACGACCCGAATGCTCCAAAGCAGCCTCAAAAGTTATCAGCGGCAGATCACGCACGATGGGATCTACGCCGTGGCAACATTGATGGCTGCGGACACCGTACAGGAGGATGACAGAAGCGGCAAGCATGAAAAAGACGAGGATACAAACCTCGTAGATACGGAGCAGATGGAGCTGCAGCCCCGCAGGTGCTACATCTTCTGTCCTGCCAGGGATCAAAAGCGGCTCTTTGAGGAACTGGATCACAAAACGGCAGCGCCGCTGATCCCGGAATTTCAGGACTATGTGCTCAGCAGTTTGCGCCAACGGGGAGATCTCCGGCAACTGGAGGTCATTTCCCTGAAAGAGCGGATAGACGCATGGGTGCTGGATCTGAAGCCGCAGGATCAGAATGTGGTGGAGGTGCTGGAGCGGGGCTTGCAGAGCGGAGATATCCAGATCCCCGGGGCAGTCCCCAATATGCCAGACGGTTTTGAGAATGTGGAAAATGTCACAGGCTATCTCAATACCTTTGGCGTTACCGTAGCTGACCGTATCCGCAGCCAGTTCATGCCCCTTTTTGATCCTGCCAAGGAACCGCTTTCCGACGAAGTGCTCGCTATCAACGACTGCATCATGAGCCGTGTGGGATATTCTCTCTACGATGCGCAGCTTGCGGTGGCAGAAGCCGTCAAGCGGCAGCTTGCGCGTAAGCGTGTGGCGCTCATTATCGCAGAATGCGGTAGTGGCAAAACGAAGATCGGTTCGACTGCTCTTGGCGCTTTGCACGGGCTGTGGGCCGATCAGAAGAGGAAAGGCGGCAGGAAATCCTTTGGCATCGTTATGTGTCCCTCCCATGTCACACAAAAGTGGGTGCGGGAGATTGGAGAAACGCTCCCGGATACCTACGGCATGGTGGTGCGCACGATTCAGGATCTCAACCGTCTGTATGCGATGTACGAGAAGGGCGACAAAAGTGTATTTGCTGTTTTTTCCAAGGAGCAGGCGCGGGATGGCTATATGCGTTACCCCGCCGTGCGTTGGAATCGACGCAGACGCGCGTTTCTCTGCCCAGACTGCGATGGTGTGATTGAAATGGAGATCAGCGAGGACGGCAGCCGCTATACGGTGCCGGCCGACCAGTTCTTTTTTCAGAAGGAGCACAAGAAAAATCACACCTGTCCCCATTGCGGTACGCCGCTGTGGTCTGCGGCCAATCCGGGCAAGCGGATCGACTGGGTGAAGATCGGAGAATACGGATGGGTCTACCGCTACGGCGCGCAGGCACATCTGCATCGTACCAAAAACGAGCGTGTTCTCGATCAGCTCACTGAGATCGCCCAAAATCCGGATGCATTCTACCCGATCCGCGGAGCGCACCGGCGGTTTCCCCTGAGTACCTACATCAAGAAAAAGCTGCGCGGGCGCATCGACGGCTTCCTCTGCGATGAGCTGCACGAATACAACAACAATAGCGGGCAGGGCGACGCCATGGCAGAACTGTACGGCGCGTCCAGGTGTTTTGTCGGAATGACGGCAACGCTTATCAACGGCTATTCCTCCGGCATTTTTCACCTGCTCTACCGCATTGTTCCCGGGCTGATGCTCAAGGATGGCAAACGCTACAAAAGCCCCGGCGATTTCGATGCGGAGTACGGCGTGGTGGAAAATACCTATGAGATACAGGATGCGGAGTACAATTCCAACCGGCGTACCAGTAAGCGCAGAACAAAGTCAAAGCAGCTGCCCGGCGTATCGCCGCTGGTATTTTCCCGTTTCCTGCTGGAATACACGGCATTTCTATCCCTCTCCGACATGGGCAAAGACCTGCCGGACTACGAAGAGATCCCCGTACCGCTGGAGATGCCGGAGGATGTACGCACGGCCTACAAAGAGGCGGAACACGAATTGCAGAAAGTCCTGCGCACAGACCGAAAGGCGGCGCAGAAGATTCTGTCCACCTATCTCAATCTGCTGACGGTCTATCCGGATCAGCCCTACGATCAGCCGGAGGTAGTGCATCCCATAAACGGAATGCCCATTGTAACGCCAAAGAACTGCGGCGATTTTTCCCGATTGTTTCCCAAGGAGGAACGGGTATTGGAACTGGTGCGGCAGAAGGCGGCAAACGGAGAGCGCGTGCTCATCTATACCAGTTGGACGCGCACGGATTCACAGAAAAAGCTCCAGAAGCTTCTTTGCTCGGAAGGTTATCGGACAGAGATCCTGACGCCGCAGATCGCTACGGATAAGCGGGAGGACTGGGTCAACAAGCGTGTCAAGAACGGTTTGCAGGTGCTCATTACCAACCCGCGCTGCGTGGAAACCGGCCTTGACCTCAATGCCTTTACCACCATTATCTTCTACTCCATGGGCTATAACCTCTTTACGCTGCGGCAGGCATCCCGCCGGTCGTGGCGGATCAATCAGACCGCCCCCAGAGTGGAGGTATATATGCTCTACTACGCCGATACCATGCAGGCAAAGGCTATGAAGCTGATGGCATCCAAATTGGCGGTAGCGGGCATCATCGAGGGGACATTTTCTGAAGAGGGCCTTGCGGCCATGAGTGATGTAAAGGACCTGACCTCACAGATGGCAAAGGAGCTGGCGCTGGGAATCCGGGATAATGTGGAGGATATTGCGGCGGCCTTTCGGAAAATGGCGGTCATTAACCCGGAGCGGAAAAAGAACATCGCAGCTGCGCAGCTGAAAGAGACTGCGGCAGAAGAACAAAAAGCACCCGCAGCCAAGGATTCTTTCGGCGTGCGCACGGCGCAGACGCAAGTGCGTCAGGCACTTTATGAAGGACTGCTTGCCAGGACTGCGGAAGAACAGAAAAAACGGAAGTCGAAGAAGGCAGAGGTGGATGAAAACCAACTGTCGATCTTCGGCTTTGCTGCGTAAAGGAGGAGATTATTTGAATGCAACGATCAATCGGGCGGAAATGCTGAGCGCCATCAAGCGTGCATCAGCCATCGCACCGGCAGATTCACCGTTGGATGTGCTCCGGGGCGTTTTGCTGGAGGCAGATGCCGCCGCAGGAAAGCTCACCGTCACCTCGACTAATCTGGAAGCGGCACTGGAGGAAAAGCTCCCCTGTACCGTTCAGGAGAATGGGGCGCTGGTATTTGGTGCGAAGATGCTTGCAGAAATGCTCTCACGGCTGCCGCAGGATACCGTGCAGCTCTGTCGGGCAGAAAATCAGGGACGCATGACGCTCAGAAGCGGAGACGCCTGCTATGAGGTGGACGTATGGGAGCGAGGCGCTTTTCCAAAGCCGGATCTTCCTTTTCCGGAGGATACCGTCAAACTCAGCGGGATTCCCGCTATGGCGCAGCACACCGTATTTGCAACCGCACAGGATAACAGCAAGCCGCTTCTCAAGTGCGTCAATCTCATGTTTACCAGCACGGGACTGCGCGCGGCCGGCAGCAACGGAAACTGTATCGTGACGGCCAGAGGTGACAATCAGAGCACGGGTGATGTGAGCCTGCTCATCCCCGCCGCCTCGCTTGGAAAGCTCTCGAATATGTGCCAGGACAAGGATGAATTCCGTGTCGGCACCACGGGAAAGAGCATCGTCTTTTTCCGCGAGAACTTCCTTTTCAGCGCGCGGCTCATGGAGGGCGGCTACATCGATACGGATCAGTTGGTAGGCAGCATCCGGAATGCGTTTACCGTGCTGACGGATATTCACGACATGAGAGCGGCGCTCTCGTCCGTCCTAAGCATTGGCACCGGAAACCGGGTGAAGCTGAGCTTTCAGGATCAGCGCCTTGTATTCCAATGCGCAGGCGATTGCGTCAGCGCATCGGCGCCCATTGAGGTAATTGCATTGACCGGCACCCCTGCGGGAGATTACTGGTTCAACGCAAAGCAGCTTGTCACCTGCCTGAAAGCCTTGAGCGGGACAGTCACGCTGGGGATCGCGCAGGGCGGAATGCTGACGCTTGCCACGCAGGATGCCTACTATCTGCAAAATGCCATGCGGCCGGAAGCACAGAAGAAAACTCAAAAAGCCGCGCAGCCGGCTGCTGCGAAAGCGGCGTAAGGAGGGATGCCTTTGGTAGAGATTCCAACGATCTGCCGCTATTGCGGCGGCGCAGTCCATCTTGTTCCCGCGGCAAAGGTGTATGGTCCCGCGGCGGCAAAACGACTGGGCTTGGAACGTGAGAAATTTTATCAATGTCAAAACTGCAATGCCCGTGTGGGCTGTCATAAGGGCAGCACGCGGCCGCTGGGCAATCTTGCCAACGAAGCTCTTCGCATGAAGCGGATGGAGACCCATCAGGTCTTTGATAGCTTCTGGAAGGAGCGGGGCATGAGCAGAACGCAGGGCTATAAGTGGATGGCAAAGAAGCTGAGACTCTCTGAAGAGCTTGCCCACATCGGAGGCTTTGAGATGGATCGGTGCCAGAAGCTGATCCGGCTATGCGAAAAGGAACGAAACAAAGAGAAAAAGAAGGAGACAGCATAAATGTGTGAGAGAACATATTGCCGGCATGAGCATGAGAAACTTTGCTCGTGTCCGCCGGTCACTTGCAGGGACGCCCTTGGAATGGCCGCGCATTTGGCGGAGAACATGGAGAAAGTCCAATGGAGCCTGACCTACAACAGCCTGAAGGACATAAAGCCCTATCAGTTGTGTCTGGTCGGGAAATGCAGGATCTGCGGCGGGCGGCTGTGCATGGAGCAAAGGCGCGTTGAGGCGGATAGCACTGACGGTTTCCTTGCTGCGGTATACCGGCATTTATACCATTTTCACCGCTCCATCGGTCAGGACTTGCCTCGTGCGGCGTTTCACACGAAGTTTGTGGAGATGTTCCGTAAGGAGGACCGCGCCGCTGTTGGGGATTGGCTGAGCAGGTTGGAAAACCAGTCGATCCATGCCATGATCTGCGGAAATGCGAAGAGAGTCTATACCATCGTCCACTCCTGGGCGGATGCGGATCAGGGCAATTTTCCTGCTCCGGAAGGTATGGCAGCCTTCACTGTGAAGGAGGAGGCCCGCAAGGAGCTTGCGCGCCTTGTGACGGAGGAAAAGGAAAATCGGACGATCCCGTTTCCGACAGAAGAATACTGTGAGGAGTACGGCGAGGATTTCTGGGAGGCTTACCGGGACGGCTATGCCGCTGGATGGTTTACCCGCTATGAGATCATCGAAAGTCCGCTGTACGCAGAAAATATCGAAGAAAAAGGAGGTGCGGCTGATGATGCTGCGAAAACCGACCTGCGCTGATTGCCCACATAATCTCCAATACATGGAAAGATTGCCGATCAAGAAAAAGGGCGTCACCATGCACTTGGGGGAGCGTTTCTGTGTTGCGGGAAAGCGCGCGAGGAAATTCAAACGCAGTGATCCCAAAACCTATGTGCCAAGCTGGTGTCCTATGCTCAAGGCTCCCTGTGAGTTGCGGATCTATGGCTTCAAGAATCAGAGAGAATGGAGGATGCACCGCAGTATGTGTGCGTATTTGGGCGAGGATACTTCTCCATCTGCATTCCGCTATGCGGTGCGCTATGAAGGACATACCGATCTGGCGCCGTATGAGTTTTTCGAGTGCTGCAACGAAAAATCGGATGATGAGATTTTGGGCGCAGCAGTCCAGCACTACGATGTTGTGGAAATCGACGACGGTATCAAGCCTGCCTTTTTCTACAAAACGGAGCATGGCTATGAGCTTTTATTCTCGTTTGATGCCAAAACTGCCAAGAAGAATATCAGGGAGGAAATTGATTGAAGGAAACTGCAAAAAGCTGCAGTAACTGCCGATATTCCTATGATCTGCCGAGCAATCGCGGACCGATGGCAAAAACGCAGTACTGTAGAAACAAGAACTATAATTCCGTGAACTACACCACCAAAATGTTGCTGGAGGACTGGGACCAAGGCCACTGCCGCTTTTGGGCGCCCATACCAGAGGAAGGAAACGACAATGAAAAATAATTACTCAATCGCTCAGCGCAACGCCATTGTGGAAGCGAATCTTTGGTGCATCGACAGTGTGATCCGTCAGAATCGCCCGCTCATGAGAGCGGCTCGGCTGGAATATGACGATGTGTACCAGCAGCTTGCCCTGCGGCTTATCAAGGCTGTAGCGGGCTATGACCCGGAAAAGGGACGCCTGGAGCAGCACATTTTCGCCCAGCTCAAGTATGAGCTTCTTAGCTGCAAATCGGCCTACCGGCTCTGCGGTATGACCGGCGCACCGCACTCGTTCCGAAAGAGCCATATCATTTCCATCGATACGCTCTCTGAGAACAGCGGCCTCTATGAAGAGACGCTGGCGGCGTAAGGAGGCACGGAAATGACGCTGAGAGATAAGATGCTGGCGGTCATTGCGGATACCAATGATAGCGTAGCTGAGCGGGAGGAATTGGTGGAGATGATCGCCATTGCCCTGCTGACGCGAAAAAACCTGTTTGTTCTGGGTGAGCCGGGACAGGCCAAGAGCTATGCCATCAACCTGTTCCGTCGGCACATCACCGGTGCGCGGCAGTTTGAGAGGCTTCTTTCCAAGCAGAGCGATGAAGAACAGCTTTTCGGCCGTGTTGATCTTGCGAGTCTGCTGCCGGGCTCTGTGCCGCCGACCGTGCTGGAGCAGGACGCAACCTATCAAAACCAGCGCTTCAACCTGCGTGTCCTCGTCGAGGGCATCGGCTCCATGAAGGACGAGCCCGCAACATGGGAAAAGCTCAAGAGCGGCACCGAAAAGCTGGAGCTTTATCGTGCAGCGCTCTCGGCGCTTCACAAAAGCGAGCCCACGGTGCAGACAGCCGGCAAAATTCCAGAGGCCGATATCGTATTGCTGGATGAGATCTTCAAGTGCAACGACGGCGTGCTGAACTCACTGCTCACCGCCCTCAATGAGCGGAAATACACCAACGAGGGACGTACCTATCCCATTCCGGTCATTTCTTTCTTTGCGGCCTCCAATGAGATCCCTAATTTCAACGATCCGCAGGAAAAGATCCTGGAAGCGCTGTATGACCGCCTGGAGCTGAAGGTCGTGACGGCCAATATAGAGGATCGGGGCACGCGCCTTGCCGTTTTGAAGAATAAGCAAACCGGCGCCTTCGGACAGATCTCCGCCACGATCACGTTGGAGGAGTTGCGGCAAATGCAGCAGGAGGTCGCGTCGATCCCCGTTCCCGACGTCATCAACGAGTTGGCTGACGATATCCTCTGCGAGCTTCGTAAGGATATGGCGGTGTCGGACCGAAAGTATCTGGGCTATTATCCCATTGCGCAGGCCAAGGCATGGCTTTCCGGCCATGACAAGGTAGAATCCTGTGACCTTCTGGCGCTGAAGAATTATCTCTGGCACCTGCCCTCAGACCGTGAAAAGGTGGAAGCGGTGCTCACCCGCCTGTGCGTCAACCCCATGCAGGATAAGGTCAACAATATCCGCGGTATGGCGTTGGAATCCCAGGAGGAATTTGACGCTGCGCTGGGGGATGGCAGCAAGGCCGATACTGCGCGCAAGGCATTTATCAAGCTGCGCGGTGAACTGACGCATCTTTATCAGATGCAGTGCAGCCTTCGCACGGCGGCGCAGTCTGACAGCGAGACAGCGCTGGTGGATGACCTCTTGGCCGATTTGGAGAAGATCAGCCGCAAGGCCCACGAGCAGACACATTTTACTTATACGACGCTGGAAGAGATCGCAGCGTTAAATTAAAGAATATTGGAGGAATCACGATGCTGAACAAGATCATTCTTATGGGAAGACTCACGCGCGATCCTGAACTGCGCAGGACGGAGAGCAGTACCGCCGTTTGTTCGTTTTCAATCGCGGTGGATCGGGACTTCAAGTCCAAAAACGGGGAAAAGGAGACGGACTTTATTGATATCGTTGCCTGGCGCGCCACAGCGGAGTTTGTGAGCAAGTATTTCACAAAAGGTCGCATGGCCGTCGTGGAGGGCCGGCTCCAAATCCGCGACTGGACGGACAAGGAAGGCGGCAAGCGCCGCAGTGCCGAAGTCATTGCAGACAATGTCTACTTCGGAGATTCCAAGCCGAAAGACGGCGGTGAGGAGGATGATATTCCTGCCTATACCGGAGCGCCCGACAGCTTTGCCGTGCCGGACGGCTTTACACCGGACTTTGGCGGCGAATCCGGGGAAATGCCCTTTTAAGAGCACCAAATAAGCGAGGGAGGGCATCAGCCCTCCCTCCATATAAAAGATAAGAGGAGAAAACAAAATGAGCATTGTTTTTACGGAAGTACGGATCGAAGACTGTGATGGCGTAGAGCTTTCCTTTATGGAGGGCGGTTGTTTGGATGAACTTGATATCCGCGAGCTTTTGAAGCACGACCAGCCCTTCCGCGATATGTGGGACGCAGTGGGCAACGACGCAAGGATCGCCGTCCAGCAGTATCGTTTCCGGGGCGGCAAACAGGGAGAAGAATTGGGTGACGAAAACCACTTCGCCCTGATGCGCGCGTATGATCGCGCACTCTCAGACGAGGACGGATCTACTTTTGTCGAACGGGACGATGTAGACTGGCTGGATGACTTTGAACTCACCAAAGACGATCTTGCAGACGGTCAGTGACAAACTCGCATTGATAGGGGAGCGTTTTATATGGAAACGAGTATTCTTAGCGCCTATTCCAAGAATGAATGCCAGAAGTATTTTGGCTATCTGGAACGGCTGCGTCAAAGCGGCGAAACAAATATGTACGGAGCCGTACCATACTTGCAGGAAGAATTTCCGGAGCTGCGATATTCGCCGGAACGGGCAAGAAAAATTCTGTTGGCGTGGTTCGGCACATTTCGAGAGAAGGAGGCGGATACAAAATGCTGAAGCCCTACCGGACAGTTCAGGATGTTCTTTCCTCTCCGTGGGCGCAGGTGCAGAGAGTGAAACGTAGTCCGCAACAGACAGACCGCGTTTTGCGCTCGACCAAACTGGAGGATAGCATTTACCGGGATCTGCGCATGGAGGATACGGGTATGGACGAGATCGAGAACAGCGCAGGCGAAAAGCTGCGCTCTTTTCCGGCGCTCTCGCGGGATATTTTCCAGTCCTTTTATTCCCTGATGCCCCGGCGCAACGCGGACGATGACCTCTCGACAGCGGCGAGGAAGATCAACATGCCGATTCTGGAGCACATCACCCAAAGCGAAGACTACCCCACGCTCAAGGAGGTGTGTGAAGGACGGGAGCTTCCGGCCTATGAAGCGGCGGCAGAGTTTGCTGCCCAGACCTCGGGAGAACTGGATGACTTACTTTCCCAATTGGGCGGAAAACCTGGCGCTGTACAGACGCTGGAAAAGCTGGAGCAGGCAGAGAAAACCGCAGAGGACAAGCTCGCGGCACTGCTGGAGCAGCTTCGTGGGACTCCACAGGACGATCCGGCTCTGAGTGCCGCTGTGGTAAAAGCCGCTAATGACGCCGAGAGCAAACGGCGGCAGGCAGATGCGGTCAATAAGCTCGTTGACGCCGGCTTTGCGCAGAATCAGGCAGAAGCCGGTGCACTGATCGCCCGCGCGGTGTCTGCTGCCGCGGAAAGGGCGGAAGAGGTACAGACGATCCTCGGCGCATGGAGTGACGCCCCCGGTGATATGCGGAAGACAGACGCGAATGCGGCGCTTTTAGAGCGTGTGCGCGACAGTAAAACGCTGCAGGACATTTCCCGCTATCTGGGGCGTTTCCGGGAAATTTTTGCGCAGGGCAAGCGCAATGGCTATGCCTATGGCCGCGGAGAAAAATATGCATTGGAGCTGGGAAATGATCTATCTCGCGCACTAACCTCCGAGCTTGCCATGCTTGCTGTGCCGGAAACGCTGCCGTTGTTCCTGCGGAAGTATCAGCACCGGCAGATTAAGCAATACCGCCGGCGGGAGCCGGTCTATAAGGGTGCAGGTGATATCATATGCTGCCTGGATGAATCCGGCTCTACTGCGGGAGATCTGGCCGCGTGGGGAAAAGCTGTTGCCCTGACGCTGCTGGAGATCGCGCAGAGCGAGGGACGAAAATTCGCTCTTGTTCATTTCTCCGGCCCCGGCCGCTTTCAAACGGATGTATTTCTTCCCGGGCAGTCTTCTCTTGAAGAGAAGCTGCACGCGGCGGAAACCTTCTTGGGCGGCGGCACGGATTTTCAAACGCCGCTTGCGGAGGCGGAACGCCTTATGCGGGAGGGCGGCTTTGAAAATGCTGACATCGCGTTTATTACGGACGGTGAGTGTTCACTGCCAGAAACCTGTGTGGAGATGCTGCAAAAGGCGCAATCAGAGCTTCGCTTCACCGTCACAGGGATTCTGCTGGATGAGGGAAACGCCGGCATGGATTTCAGCCTGAAACCCTTTTGCCAGAATATTTACCGTACCAGTGAACTGACCGGGGATCAGATCGTCGGGGAAATTGTACTGGATCGCGTATGATATTGGTTGCGCACAGAAAGGAAACAGGCTATAATATTATGAAATATAAAGATGAAGGAGGACGGTTATGCAGACTCTTTACCATGGAAGCAGAGTGGTTGTGGAACAACCCGAGATCCGCATTCAAAAATTCCATAAGGATTTTTACTGGGGCTTTTACTGCACCTCCTATGAACAGCAGGCGCTGCGCTGGGCAACGCGCTTTGGAAAAGCCGGGGTTGTCAATGTCTATTCCTTCGATGACCAGACCGAGCTCAAGATCAAGCGCTTTCCGGAAATGAGCGATGAATGGTTGGATTTTATTGCGGCATGCCGGAATGGAGTTCCCCATGACTATGATGTGGTGGAAGGCCCGATGGCGGACGATACCATCTTCAATTATGTGCAGAGCTTTTTGGATGGTGAGATCTCCAGAGCTGCTTTCTGGGAATTGGCAAAATTCAAGTATCCCACCCATCAGATCAGCTTCCACACTGCACGTGCTCTCGCTGCACTGAAATTTGAAAGGAGCTATGTCGCCAATGTGCAAGAGAAACAATGACGCGCTCTTTTTCACCTGTTCTCTGATCGAACAGCTTGGCCGCTCCCTTCACATGCGGCGCGGTAAGGTGGCTGCGGAACTGGGCGAGGCCGGCATTCAGACGCTCTACCGCAATGCAGACATTCTGCACTGTGAGCCGATCGAAAAGGTCGCGGACGATGTGATCACGGAATTTTCACTGCAAGGCGGAGACTTTGACAATCTTGCTGAGGCAAGATATACAGTCCCCGATGTGTGGACGATGGGAAAGGTCTATGCAAGGCTCATCGAGGATGTGTCCGATGAGGACAACATCGTAGAAACCATCTTGCAGGTCTTTACCTCCTGGATCGACAGTCTGCTTTCGGACTATAATGCTGCCTTCTATTATCAGCCCCGCGATTATATTGCGGAGTGCTACCGGCAGAAAACGGTCCTGGACGGTTGAGAGGAACGAAAAAGGCGATGGTTTTCTATCGCAACACTTATAATAGTAGAGGCGGGAACATCATTGAAGCATTATGAATGGAAAGGAAGAAACGCACAACTTGGGATAATAGAAAGGAGACGCTAATGAAACAAACGATTCTCAATAGGCTTTTTGCCACACATTTATCCGATTCAGCAAAAGGAACAGATGTAAGCATTCAACCTATTTTCCAAAAGAAACGCCCGCCGGTAATGCTTATCCTATTGCCGACCTTGTTCATCCTGCTTTGCGGCAGTCTGGTATCCTGTCAAGCTAGTCAGGAAGACTCCGATTTGGCGGCTATTACCCAGAATAAAACCAGCGACTCTTCCGTCTCTGATCAAGACCATGAAAATCAAGAAATTTTGAATTCTGTTACTTATATCGACATTGACGGAGTTTATTTCCCTATCTCCTATGTTAATCATGGAGAACAACTACTTTCGGGGGATGTTGGCCCTTACTCCGCCTTTGCAGAAAGTCTGCTCAAAGAAGCTCCGCCTGCAAGTGGTCTCAATAAAATTGACTTACCGGACATTGATACAGACGCAGCTGGGCTTGGTCCGATAGCCTCAAATGGTACATGGGACTTCTTCCCTGATAAGGCCACTTATCAAACATACTCTTTTGATAACCAGCCCAATGAATCAGATTGGATTGAGTATTTTAAAGAACGGCTTTCAGCATCCAATTATGATGGGCCAATTATCATTCAAGAATCTGTGACTTTTCAATGGGATGGTATTGAATCCGCAATTGTGACCGCAAGCAATGTGATAATCTCAGGCGACGATGGTGATTCTTGGGCCAATCAAGATGATTGCCAAACTGCCATGTCACCGGAAAATTCCACCCCTTCTATTTATATAATTTCGGCGCTTTTTACTCAGGGAAATACGCCTATAGAATTGGTTAATCAGTACTGTGAAATCTTAAAAGAACAAGAGGAATACTCTGAAATCGGTATTTCCTATATGCCATGGGATAACAATTACAGTCAATACATGCAGTTTATTTCTGCGATCCAATATGATAGCTCTGGGACCGCAACAGAATTCCCTATATTCAGCAACATGAACGGGAGCCTCGTGATTAGAGACTTTCAGTATATGCCGCGCTACTTGGTATCTGATATAGACGGTGATTCCGAATCTGAAGTTATTGTCAATCTTTCAAGGGCCAGTTCTTCTATGAGTTTCTGCAAAGCGTACAAGATGAAACAAGCTATACCGAAAGAAGTATTATGTATTACCTTGAACTAGCTAGTGAATAAACACAAGGCAAGCGTCTTTGGGGTGTTTGACACCCCAAAGACGCTTGCCTTGTGTTCGTATATTAGTCTGCGTAGAAGATAATCTTTTCAACCGAGTAGCTGCCCAAGCCAGTGAGTTTTCCATCCAGATCGCCGATGAATTCCGCACAAACAGTACCGTTGAAATTTCGTCCAGCGGATGCAAATTTACCATCCGGGTACGCTTTATAGGTTTGAATAACCCCGTTATTCCAAGTGTGAGCTTTGATATCTCCGATAACTCCAGGGATATAATATAAGGTTCCATTGCTGCTTTTTACAACAACGTCAAGTTTTCCAAGCGCATATACTTGCTCAGCCGAGATATTTGCGTTGGATGCCTGGGAAGGATTAGGAACCTTCGGCCCGACTGCCATCCAGTAATTTCCGTTTTCATCCGTATATTCGCCATTGCTGCCAACGTTTACAATGGGGTTTGCGCCTGTTACTTCCTTGATGCGATCAATTGCATATTTGTTCAACTTATTCTTATAAGGATTTTCATAGGCATACCAATAGCTTTTATTGGTGAATTTATAGGTATAGCCATCGATCCCAGTATAACTTGCAACGGTTGGGATTGTGACAGTTCGACCCGTTTTAGAACTAGTCGGCTTCTTGTATAATTTCAGCCAACCGCCAACGCCAGCTGTGATGTAGTCTCCAGTTGTGGTAGTCACTGTAGTGATTTTCCACTGCTGAGAAGTGGTATTATTCAAGGCTGCCCACTTCACATTAGAACCACTGGTAGTACCTTCAGCAGTTAAATACTTGGTAGTATCAGACGCTAACTGCAGACGGTAAACACCTGTGGATACCAGAATGAAATTGATATAGGTATCAGCGTTGGAGGTGTAGACATCGCAGTTCCAAGTCGAGGTGTTTGCATTGAGCATATAGTTGAGATTGTTCAGGGATTTTACCTGCTGATTGGAACCTAGACTGGCAATAGCCCACTGCTGATCAGTACTGCCGGTATCTGTCCAAATGCAGACGTTACGGCGCGAAGTGATAGTTCCAGAGCCATAGACATTCAGCGGAAGACCGGACCCGCCGTGCGAAACGATTTTATAGTTGGCCATAATTAAAAGTCTCCTTTATTTAATTATCCCCATGCAATTCAACCATTTGGGTATAACGATATCAAACAGATACCCAACTGTTTGACACCGGGCTGGTTTTGCGGGAACACTTAGTAAAGAGGCTTTTCATGCAGAATAGTAAACTAATAGTTTTGAGTGTTTTGGGGCTATAGGCCGTTCCTAGCAGTGCTGCGCAAAATCCATACCACTAGAGGAAGTAACCTAAATGCAATACAGCATCAATCATATTGTTTGAATCAATGAGGAAGAACGTATTGCCTACTTTCAGATACCATTATTCTTAAATCTTAAACAGAAGTAGACTGCCAGCGGTGCAGAATATTCCAGACTGCTGAGGGGGACCGTTTTTTCTTTGGCTCGTGAAAAATATGCGAGAAACTTCAAGGTGGAAGAAGCCTTGAAACATAGGGATAATCAGACTCGCCGAAATAGTGATGCTTTACGATATGTCGCTCACATACGGGCGGCACATCGTTCATCGTGTCACGGACTGCTTCATCTGTGCTGCACTCGGGGCCAAACATAAGGACAGCCTCCATGCCGCTATCCTGAGCAAAGGGGCTTGGTGAAAATATACTATCCAGAGCGTTCTCTTTACTATGGAAAAACTCCAACTATACAGTCTTTCCCCGTAATGCTACAATGAAGCTGTATTTCAGGGCGAAGTAAGTTAGGGCGGAGTAAGTTAGG